CGGCGCGCGGGCGGCAATGGTCACCTGCCCGCCCAATGCCTGCAGCCGCCGGGCCACCGCCCGCCCAATGCGCCCATACCCCAACACTAGGAACTCACTTTCCCATATCGTGCGCTGGCGCAGCTGCATCAGCAGGGCCAGGCACCCTTCCGCAGTGGGTACTGCGTTCAGGCAGGCCAGCTCCGGCCGCAAAAAGTAATCCACCAACTCCACCCCGGCGGCCTGCGCCGCTTTGCGCACCGGTTCGCTGATGCGCCCGCCAAGAGCCAGCGTACCGGGGCGGGCGGCGCGCAGGATGCGGGCAAGGTCCGCCGCCTCGGCATCCATCGGCATAGGCAGCAGGATGTAATCCGCCTGCCCGGCCCCCTCTGCCCCCAGCACGGTATAGCCGCTGTTCTGCAGCGCCCGCGCCGCCGCCAGTTGGCGGGCATCCCGCCCAACCACACAAAAAGTCAAATTACATGCTGCCGCCATAATGCTTCCCCCCGGTGTTGTATCTGGCCGTTTGTTCCATGTTATGCCGGGGTGGGCGGCATGGTTCCGTCAGAACATCAAAAACGCCTGCCGCAAAAAAAGTTCCCCCGCCTGCATCACAAATGAACAGCACCCCATTTGTTAGACAGTATGATATACTATTTAACAAGTGGGGTGTTTTGCTATGCCAAAAGGAGTACCAAACAAACGATATACGCCGGAATTCAAGAGAATGGTTGTAGAAACCATGAAAAAAGAACATCTGAGTATCTATGCAGCGATGCAGGAATTTGGAATTAACGACCATAAAATTATAGAGCGTTGGGAACGCATTTATCTGGAAGAAGGGCCGGAAGGGTTAGCCATCGAACGGCGTGGTCGCAGCAACAAAGGCCGTCCGCCAAAGCAGTTGCCGAAGCAGGTGGAAGAAGATCTGCTAGCCGAAGTGCAGAGACTGCGTGCGGAGAACGATTACCTAAAAAACTTGCAAGCCTTGGTTTTGGAAGACGAGCGACGCCAGCGCAGAAAACGCAGGTAGTTCAAAAGCTGAGGCAAAGACATTCTCTGGATATTCTTCTCTCAATCGCTCAACTGCCCCGTGCCACTTTCTACTATGAACAGTTCAGATAAGTATAAAGCTGTCAAAGCGGAGATCACGGCCATCTACCACGAAAACAAAGGAAGATACGGCTATCGCCGCATTACAACAGAACTTCACAAGCGCAATTTTCTCCTGAATCACAAGACTGTCCAGCGGCTTATGAAGGAGCTGGGTTTAGTTTGCCGTGTCAGGAGGAAGAAGTATCGTTCTTACAAGGGTGAAGTTGGCAAAATTGCGCCGAATCTGTTAAACCGGGACTTCCGCGCCGAAAAGCCGAACCAGAAGTGGGTCACCGATGTGACAGAGTTCAGTTTGTTTGGCGAGAAGCTCTATCTCTCGCCCATCCTTGATCTGTGCAGCAGCGATCTGGTCAGCTATACCATCTCTGACCATCCTGTTCTGAGTATGGTTACGACTATGCTGGATAAGGCTTTTGAGAAGATACCGGATGGAACCGGGTTGATCCTTCATTCTGACCAGGGCTGGCAATACCAGCATAAGCGGTATCAGCGGATGCTCCGCGAGAAGGGCATCCGACAGAGTATGAGCCGGAAAGGAAACTGTCTGGACAACGCCGTGATAGAGAATTTCTTCGGACTGCTCAAAAGTGAGCTGCTGTATTTGCAGGAGTTCCGCTCCATGGAACACTTCAAGCAGGAACTCGTTGCATATCTGGATTACTACAACAACCGCCGCATCAAGGCAAAGTTAAAGGGCTTGCCGCCTGCAATTCACAGACAGCAAGCCCTTTCAGCTGCTTGAACAATTTTTACTTCAAAATATTGTCTAGCTTTTGGGGGTCACTTCAGAAAATTGGCTACAGGGAAATTGAAAACATTCTGAAAACAGCAGGATTTATTCTGTTTTTTCTCAAAAAAATTGCCCTCTCCCCTGCCGCAATTCAGAATTTTGCGGGAAGATGAGGCAATAAAAATCTCCAACAGTCTGAAAACCGCTGGACATCTTTATAAAAAGCAACTCGAAAATCGGCTGTCGAAGCCACCAATTTTCAACGATGCAGCAAAGAAAAAAGTCTGTGACATTTTTTTGTCACGGGCTTTTGGTGCGGATGAAGGGATTTGAACCACTGATTCCCGGCATAATGTAAAATTACTGTATTCAGAAAAGCGCATAACTAAAGGCTTTTCCGGCTTTTTCGTTCTGCTGTGGGAGCGGTGCAAAGTGCGGTAAAATCTGAAAGTGCGGTAAAAAGTGCGGTATAACCACGGGCACGAAATGCGGTAAAAGTGTGGTACAGATCAGGCGTTTTTCAGCACTTGCAGGAACACGCCGTTCACGGCCTGGGCGGTGTGGGCGGCGTCACCGGTCAGGGTGTGGGAATATACGCCGAAGGTGTCCATGTCGGCGCTGTGGCCCACAAGCGCTTTGACTTCTCCGGCGGGCAGTGTTTTCACCACAGAAACAAAAGTGTGCCGGAGTTCGTAAGGACTGCACGGGGTCAGGTCATTGGTTGCGCAGTAAATCTTCCAGCGCTTATAGTAATGCTGTTCGTTGGTAATGCGGAACACGCTCCCCCGCCCTCCTGTGGCGGCCTGCTGGTCATCCAGAACCCGCCGGGCCAGCGCAGAGAGCTGGAAGGACCGCACCGCATTTTCGTTCTTGCCCTGGGTTTGTTCGCCCCGGACGTTGACGGAGCGGCAGACGTTGACCATGTACCCGCGAATGTCGGCCCAGTCCAGCCCGATCAGCTCACCGGGGCGCAGGCCAGTCAAGACCTGGAAGCGGTAGGCATTTATATATTCATCTTCCACGATCTGCCCGCGGTATGTGGTGGTATCCACGTTGAACAGCTTTACCAGGTCAGAGGGCTGCAAGATTATTTTGCCCTTGTACCGCGCCCCGGCGGGTATCTTCAATTCTTCCGGGACATAGGCGGAAAGCCGTGCCTTGCGGCAGTATTTGCAGAACGCGCGCAGATCAGCGGCCAGCAGCTTCAAAACCTTGCGGCTGCGCCCGGCGGCGTATGCCGTGTTGATAATCTCCTGCAGGTCCTGATCTGTAAGCTGATTGACCCGGCGGGCACCAATAGCCGGAACTATCCAGTTTCTCCAGCGGCTTTCCGTGGGGCGGTAGTTTGTCGCGCAGGTGGTCAGCTCCACTTCATGCAGCCACAACGCCCCCGCTGCGGCCACTCTGGGGGCTCTGGCGGCTATGCCATCATCTAACCAGGCATCGGCCTTGGCGTTGGCTTCCCGCTGTCCGGTGCGGCCCGGCGTGCTGCTGTAAAAGCTCTTGCGCTTTCCGTCCTGCTGCACATCAATGCGCCACATCTTGCCCGTCCAGCGGGCTGTATTCGTGCGTTTTCCCATAAAATAAAACCTCCTTGGGTATAGCTTGAAAAGCCTGCCCAAAGAGGGTATAATACTACTGTGTGGGTGGTATTGTCCCCGTGGGCAAGCTATCTATTCAAAACCGTTCCCGGTTGCCGCCGGGGGCGGTTTTTTCTTTTTGTGTGCCCGTTGTCCAAATTTTGGACAACGGTGCGCGGACGCGGGAGCTGTCCCACATTGGTACAACTCCACAAAGTTGATCTTCCCGCGCGCGTGCCGTGGTGCATTATTCGCGGATGCACTCAACTGTAACGGATAATATTTCTTATATTTCACGGAAAATAGCCGCTATCACAAATCCGTCCGAACTTCCGTATTTCGGAAAATAGCCGCTATCCGTACCAAATACGGACGGAAAATAGCCTTATATATATAGTAAAAATCCGTCCGTGTGTTGGGGTATCCCAGAGGATGGGGCGTACACAGCCCCCATCCCTCCGGGAACCCACCCCAACACGTTGGCCACAGATTCTGAAAGAAATAAAAAAACGATGTTGCCGAACTGTTCGGCAGCGTTCAGGGGGTGAGATGGAATTATTGCGGCGGTGTGGTGTGTGGTGGATTGTGGTGGATTTGGGGCCAAAATAAAAAACCTTTATAGAATTACATTTTTTCTATTTTTCCGTGTATCACTTTTCCTGCAAAATCCACCACATCCACCACAGAGATATAAAAATACTCAAAAAATAGTGCAGATACATTGTTTTTGCCTGTGGTGGATTTTTAAGCAAATCCACCACAATGCACCGCAAATCCACCACAGCTGCCAGGCTTTGTTCAGGCTTCAAGGTGCATACAAATGCGGACATCCCCGCGCGCGTGAGGTTGACGGGGTAAGTCTGGCTTACCCCCTCAGAGCGCACCACAGAGGGCGCGCTACTTATCGGCTGGGTTTTCCCCGCCGGACACGTCCGGGATGTTTGTTGTGTTTCGCTGGTAGGCTGGTATCTGGGCAAGCTCCTGCACGCGCTCCACGGCCACGGACTGCCCGTTATCGTTCAGGTTTCGGAAGTGGTGCAGCAGCTGGGTTTCTGCTACACTAAAATTTTCATCTTCTTCACCAGGCTGCACATGTTTCCATTGTCCAGCATCCACTAAATCACTTGCATATAGTCCCATTGCACGGGCAATTTTTGCGATGGTATCTAGCTTTGGCTCACGCACGCCACGTTCGTATTGTTGAAGGGTTATTGTTGCAATGCCGCTTTTTTCTGCAAGCTGTTTTTGTGTCAAGCCTGCCTTTTTCCGTGCTTGCTGTATACTTTGCCCTATCGTCAAAGAAAAGCACCCCCTTTACAACATGATGATAACACAATTATTTGGCACATTCAATATGAATTTCAAGAAAATTGTTGACACATTCAAAATGAAGCTGTATAATAGCATTCAGAACGAATGTGAAAGCGAGGTGAACGAAATGAAACTAAAATGCAACATTGAAGTTCTGGCCGCGTCCAAAGGAATGAACCTTAGCCAGTTGGCAGCAAAGGCAGGCGTAACCCGTCAGTCAATTTCTGTCATCAAGGCCCGCGGCACATGCAAGGCATTGACCGCCTACAAATTGGCGGCCGCCCTGGGTGTGGACATCACGGAACTGCTGGAAGCCTGAAACAGCGAAGCACAGAAAGGAGCCTGAAATGAAAAAGAACTTTATTCCGCTGATTGAACGAGAAACGATTATCACCTACAACGAGGCCGAGAACATCGCCAACGTGTATACGATGAACCGGAAACTTTCACGCAAACTTTCGGACATGGCGCAGGAATATCCGAGTTTAGTAAAATTTGTGCGTACATACCCAGATGGCGCACTTGAATATGAGTTACCAAAGAAAAGTATCGCCGTAAACAGGCCACGCACGAAAGGCTTTATAAACACGCCTAAAGCACCCAACCTTGAGCAAGAGTTCAGCGAGAAATTGAAAGGGGTGTATGTGTGATGTACAGACCATTCTACAACCTGCGCGTACGTTTCGCCCAGTGCGAAATGTCACAAAACGAGGTTGCCCGCGCCGCCGGTATGGCGTCTAGCACCATGACGGCCCGGATGCAGGGCAAGCAGCCCTTTGACGCCTGGCAGATGGAAGCCATTGCCGAAGCGCTGAAAATCCCGCCGGAGGAATACAACAAGTATTTCTTTGACCACCGCGCCACCACAACCAAGAAAGGACAGAAAACAGCATGAACGATGAAATGACACATCAGAGCCTGAACGAATACGGCTTTACCGCTTACGAATTCCCCGCCGAGGTTTCGGACGCTGCAGAGCTGCAGCAGATCGACCTTGATTTCTGCAAATATGCCCAGGCCACTGGCACGAACTACATCGAGATGTGCAAGCGTGTGGCCATGATTCACGCTAAGCTTGCCCGCGCCGGCAGATATGGCGGCGGGCAGTGGTACGCATGGATTAAGGCGCGAGGGCTTAGCAAAGATGTGGCGTACCGTATGGTTACAATCGGTGAAAATTTTAATTGTCGCAATTTGAGACTATTAAAAAATCTGGAAGACATGCCCCGCGGCCTGCTTTATGCGGCCAGCAAGCAGAACGCCAGCCCCGTGGCATGGGAGCTTTTGAGCAGCAGCGACCCAGCGGAGGTTGAAAAAGGCAAGGCGCTGCTGGATGTAGAAAAGCGGATAATTGCCGCCCGTGAAGAATTTGAGGCAGGAGCCAAACAGGCGTACAAGGCTGCACAGGAGTGGGTGGAAATTTCCCACAGATCCCCACAAATTTGCAACGATCCGCAATACCGTGATGTGCGCGAACTGGCAGAATGTATGGACGAAAAAGAGGCCATAGATGTTTTGTTTGACCAGGTGGAAAGGAAAATCCTTGAATCTACCCCGGAGGAACTGGCCACATGGCTGAACCAACACATGTAAACAGAAATGCCGCCCCAGGTGCTACCAACACCCAGAGCGGCGGACGGTAAAAAGCGATTGCACAGCGCAGAATTACCGCCCTCTATTGTACCCGAAAATGGAGGAAAAAGCAAATGAAAACTGAAAAAACCATCAATCTGACCGCCTACGTGGTGGAGTACATCGACCAGCGGGAGCCGAAGCCCCGCACCGTCCGCACCCAGACCGTGGTGCTGGATGGCGGCAAGATCAGCGCACTGGCCCGGCTGGACATGCGCCCGGCGGGCTGGATCGCCCAGCAGTTCGAGCGGGACGGCTACACCGTGGCCAGCATCCACAAGGGCGAAACTATCACGGCCCATGTTGACCTTGCAGACCTGTGGCAGCAGACTGCCGCCCAGATTGAACGCGACCGCCTGAAAATCCAGCTGCAAGCCGCGCTGGAAGAGCTGAACAGTCAGGGGGCGGAGGTATGAGCACCCCGGCTATGCTGACCGCCCGCGAAGCGTATGATCTGATTCACGATTCTGAACCCCTGCCCGGCGGTACCTATGCGTTTTGTTATGACGTGCTTGACCTGTGGGGAGCCAAGCCAGTAAACAAGGAAAGCGAAACCAACCTTGTGTTTATGCTTTCGTCCGTATTTGCGGCCGGCATGGAATATGCCCACCGGGAAGGGGGTACTGCTAATGCTGATCGGAACGTATGAGGGCAAGACCATCCACTGCTACCATATCGGCGGCAAAGAATACTATGTGCGGCGCGGGCGCGATTTTGTAGCGGCTTGGGATAAGCGCACAGACGTTGTTATAGTTCTGACCCCGGCGGGCATGAGCTACCACCAGGCAGCGCTTGAAGCCGCTGCAGGCATGGAAAGGGGCGCTTATATTTGAAAATCAAGATCACCTACACGGCCCCGGAAAAGGCCTTGTTTGAACGTACCCGGGGGGAGTTGCTGCAGACCGTGCCGGACGCCCGGCAGCATGAAAGCACAGCCCCCGGCGGCGTAACGGTGTGGTACATGACCACTTGCAAAAAGCCGCGTTCTGTGGTAAAATAAAAATATCACAGAGTACCGCCAACAGGTAAGCCACACAGGCGCAGGGAAAGGTTAAAGCCTTTTCTTGCGCCTGTTTTTTTTGTGCGGTTTGTCTTTTGCCTCTCTTTCCGCTTTTCGGTTTTTCCGGGTGTCCTCCAGGGCTTTAATCTTTCCCTGTGTTTATGTGACCGGCCCACGTTGCACCAAGGACGCGGCCACGGCGGCACAAATCCACCCCACGGCGGGGGGTAACAGCCGGGAAAGGAAACTTACATGGACAACACCACAAACACCACGCAGGGCCCCCAGAGCGCCCAGCAGAACACAGCCGAAGCGCAAACCCAGCAGATCAACGCAACCCCGGCGGGAACAGGGGGCAAGACATTTACCCAGGAAGAAGTCAACCGCATTGTAGCGGACCGGCTTGCACGCGAACGCAGCAAGGCCGCGCCGGAACAGACACCGGACCCCCTGGCAGAACGCGAAAAAGACCTTGCAGCCCGTGAACACGCCATGCAGTGCCGTGAGCTTGTGGCCGGTAACAAACACTACCCGGCCCAGCTGCTTGACGTGCTGGATACCAGCAACTTTGATGCGTTCAAAAGCCAGGCGGACAAACTGCTTGCAGCATTCCCCAACATCGCAGGGGATGCGCCGCGCATTGTCTTTACCCGGCCCGGCAACCCGGCGGCGATTTCTTACAGTGATGCAATCGGTGAAGCGTTTCGGCATCACTGAAAGGATGAATAATAATAATGGCTATTTCCCTTGCAACAAAATTTTCCCCGTACACTGATGAACAATTCAAAGCTGAATCTAAACGCGCCCTTTTGACTAATCAGGATTTTGATTGGACGGGCGCGCACACGGTAAAGGTGTACAAGATCAGCACCGCAAAGCTGACGGATTACGGCCGCACCGGCCCGGAGGAAGGCAATTTTAGTCGGTTTGGCTCTATTGAAGATCTGAACGCGACCACCCAGGAAATGACCCTGAATAAAGACCGTTCTTTCATCTTCAACATTGACAAACTGGACGAAGACGAAACCGTTCAGCAGGTACAGGCAGCCACCGCCCTTGCGCGTGAACTTCGTGAAGTTGTCATTCCCGAAGTTGACACTTACACCTATGACAAGATGTGCAGCCTGGCAGGCACCAAGCCCACCGCCAAGGCCCTGACCGCTGAAAACATCTATGATGAGATTCTGGCAGCTTCCCAGACCTTGGACGATGCGGAAGTGCCGGAAACGGACCGCGTGCTTGTTGTCACCCCGGCAACCTACCAGCTGATGAAGAAGAGCAAGGACATTATCCTTGAAACCGACATCGGCGAAGATATGCGCCTGCGCGGCGTGATCGGCAACCTTGACGGCATGAGCGTGCAAAAGGTCCCCGCAAACCGTTTGCCCGAAAAATTCGGCTTTATGGTTGCACACCCGTCCGCTACCGTTGGGCCGGTCAAGCTGGAAGACTACAAGATTCACACGGACACGATTTACAGCAGCGGCGCGGTAGTTACTGGCCGTATCTGCTATGACGCGTTTGTGCTGGACAACAAAAAGACCGGCATTTACTATCAGGCTACCACCTGATTAAAGCACAAAAAGTGCGCGGGTTTACAGCCTGCGCGCTTTTCTTGTTTATGGGGAGGATTCAATGGAGACTGTGAACACCGCCGAACAGCAGGCCACGAACGCAGCGCTTGCCGCCCTGGCCGCCACCGGCAACATCTACGCCCTGGGCCAGCTGTGGGAGCTGAACAAGGGGCTGCTGCGCTCTATGTTCTGGAAGTGGTACCCGGCTCACAAGGCCCTTGCAGACGCCCACGGCCTGACCGCTGACGACTTTGAACAGGAAGGCTTTTTTGCTGTCCAGCACGCGGCCCAGACATACGACCCAGCCGCCGGGACGTTTGCAAACTGGTTGATACAGACCCAGCGGCGGCAGATACAACGCGCCTTGACCAACGGCCACGAACGCAACGTGATCGGCGAGGACGGCAAGCAGCACAAGGCCAGCGCCGACCCTCTGAACCACTGCACAAGTCTTGATCTGCCCCTTGACGTGGAGGACAGCGGCAGCGCAACCGTGGGCGAACAACAGGAAGACCCGGCAGCGGCGGCAGACCTGCAGGCGGTAGAAGATGATCTGTTCCGCGAACAGCTGCATGATGCAATCGAAGAAGCCCTTGCCAAGCTGTCCGACAAGGAAGCCTCTGTTATCCGGCGGCGGTATTACCAACGGCAGACCTGGGCCGAAATTGAAGAGGATTCCGGCATTAAAACCAGCCAAGGCAGAACGACAGAACACAGCGCACTAACCAAGCTGCGCCGCAATCCGGTATTGAACCGCTTCCACGAGGAAGTTATTACATACCATTCCTACACCGGCACCGGCTTTGCCGCCTGGAAGCACGGCGGCAGCGTAGAAGAATGCCTAATTGAGTATCTGGACGCGAAAGGCGCGTACCTGTACGGGGGTGCGGTAAACGCTGCGGTACAGCAAAAAGAAAGCACCTAAAAACTTACGTTTCTAGGTGCTTTTCTTTGGTGCGGATGAAGGGATTTGAACCCACACTCTTTTAATGGAACTAGAACCTGAATCTAGCGCGTCTGCCAGTTCCGCCACATCCGCTTATTTTGTTTGGCCGCCTCACCGGCGACGAATATTATTATAACCAAGTATTCCCCTTTTGTCAACACTTTTTGAAAGTTTTTTTATTATTTTATGCCTTTTTAGTTTCGTCAAAATACAGTTCGTTTCATCGTCATTTATTTCCCATATCTTACAAAGTTTTTCCTGTTTTTGTTTCCCGAACTCCCCTTTTTCATCCGAAATTCCTCTTTCCAAAAGAAAAACACAAAATTTCCTTTGTGATTTTTTCAAAAAAGAGTAGCGGTATTTTTCTTTTTCCCGTAAAAGGTTGACTTTTTATAAGGCTGCGGAACGGTCAATCCCGTCCCCTACAGCATTTTTTCAGCATGTGGCTAATGATACAGTGCCCTATCGTACTTTTCATCCGCGGATGGATTTCAAAGTTTTATTTTAGGCAACACCGCACAATTCCCGCCTGACGGCTTAAGCACCGCTCCGGCGGCTGCGGCACGGCATCTGCGTTGTCAAAATGCTCGATAAGACATCCAGTATTATCTGCGCTTTTGCTTAGCATCTGTCGCACCTCGCTCGCCGTATCGGCACTTAGAATTATGCGGTGTTGCCTTTACAACTTCACAAGTATCTCCCCCGCACCGGAATCCGATTGCCCTTCTTCCCTATTCCCCAACCGCGCGTACCGTTCATCTTCATCCGCTCCCCCACCCCAAAACAAAAGGCATGTGCCCCCTTATCTCTATCATAAGGTGGGCACATGCCGTTACATTATCATGATTTTATCACGCCAAAGTCATCAGGCAATGCAGCCATCGGCAAAGCTGTTGCGCTTGGCTTTCTCTTTCTGCTGGTTGCGCTTGGCGATGATTTCTTTGCTCAGGCCAATACGGTTGGTCTTGAAGTGGAAGAACGGGCGTTCCGGTACGGTGAAAATCTCCACCGGACGCATGTAACGTTCCGGCAGGCAGGCATTGATCTTATCGCGCACATCGTCCAAGGTGTAGCCATCTTTGAGCTGGACGTACAGGTACGGCAGGAAGCAGCCCTCGTGCTCATCATCCGGCACGATAACAAAGAACTCGTCCTTGATGCCCTTGATTTCGGCATCGGCCACGATGTTCTCCAGCGGCTGCACCATCAGGTCGCCGCCGCCAAAGCGCGGGGATGCGCCGCGGGTCATCGTGTAGAGCACACCGTCCTCGGTCATATAGCCGATATCGCCGGTGTGCAGCCAGGTCTTGCCGTCTGCGTGGACCTGCAGTGCCTTGGCGGTTGCTTCGGGGCGGTCATAGCCCAGCATCACGCCGGGGCCCGCCAAGCAGATCTCACCGGGGGTATTGTAGGTCAGCTCTTCCTGGGTGCCGGGCTTGAAGATGCTGATGACGCTGTGGATCATCGGCACACCAACGTTGCCGTCACGCACCGGGAACGGAGCCATGGGCAGAGTGGCGTTGGAGCCGGCCTCGCTGCTGCCGTAGCCGGCAGTAAAGCGCAGGTTGCAGTTATGCTGCTTGAGGAACTCCTCAACATTGCGCAGCTGCTTGTTGTTGAATGCCTCGCAGCCGGCGCCGATGGCCAGCATGTGGGACATATCATAGTCAGCCGGAAGACGCTTGCTGCGGCGGATAACCTCCACAAACATGGGGATCAGGGGCCAGTTGTTGGGGCGGTAGCGCATCATTTCCAGGTCAACATCGTACACATCCACAAACGGATCCAGAATGAGCAGCATACCGCCGGCCAGGGGCAGCAGCATCATGGAAACCACAACAGCGATCAGAGCCGGGGGCAGGATGGTCAGCAGCCAGGTGGGGCGGAATTTATCCGAAGAGCCATAAAAGTTCATCTGGGCCAGCACGCCGATGATGCTGTGTGCAGAATGGATGACCTGCTTGGAAGGGCCGGTGGAACCGCTGGTGTAGGCGCGCAGCAGCGGGCGGTCAATGTTGACAGGAGCGGGCACAAAGCCGCGAAAACGCTGGCCCATGTTATAGAAATCAGCCCACATCATGGTATCAGAGCCACGGGCGGGAACATCCGGATACAGGGCATCCAGGGAATGCTGCAGGTAAACCGGCATAGCGGCGCGGTCGCCGCTTTCCAGAGCGGGAACGATAACATAGGTATTCACGTTGGTCTGCTCACGGTAGGCTTCGATTTCGGCCTTGGAGAAGAAGTCGTGAACAAAAATCACCTTGGCATTGGCTTTCTGAACAGCTTCAATGTTTTCTTCCAGGGTGTTGTCACGGCACAGCAGCGAAGCGCCGATGCGCTCGGCTGCCAGCAGCAGATAAATGAATTCCGGCACAGAACGCAGGAACACGGGGATCTGGTCCCCCTGCTTGATGCCAAGCACCTGCAGAGCGCGGGCGGTGGCGTCCACCTTACGGAACACGGTACCCCAGGTGATATCCACGCCATAGTAGTGCATGGCAATCACGTTAGGGTCTGCAGCGCGCACGGAGAGGTACTGCTCCACGGTGCAGGCCGGAACCTGGATACCGCGCAGAACATCTGGATAGAACTTCATCCAGGGGCGGTCAATGCTGGGCTTGCCAGTCAACATCGCGTTTTCATTCAT